CCTGAGCTACGAGCAGTTCTCGCGCGACTACACGAACACCAACTACTCCAGTGCCCGCGCCTCGATGGTCGAGACGTGGAAGGCGATGCAGTCGATCAAGAAGATGATCGCCGACCGCTTCGCGACGGCGATCTACGCGCTGTGGCTGGAAGAGGCGATCAACAAAGGCGAAATCCCGCTCCCCGGCGGCGCCGGCCCTGAGTTCTTCTACGAGGGGCTGAACCGCGAGGCGCTGACGAAGTGCGTCTGGATCGGTGCGAGCCGCGGCCAGATCGACGAGTACAAGGAAACGCAGGCGGCCGAGCTTCGCATCAAGGCCGGTCTCACGACGCGCGAAGCTGAAATCGCGCGCATCGGTGGCGACTGGCGCCGCGTGCTCCGTCAGCAGGCCCGCGAGAAGAAGATGATGGAAGAGCTTGGCCTGATCCCGACCGCCGAAGAACTGGCGGCGCAGCAGGCCGGCGCCGCCGGGCCGCAGAACAACAACGAGGACACCGAATGAATCCTGCCCTTGGCTTGCTCGGCCGCATCGCCGCCGAGCCGATGCTCGTGGCGCCGAGCTTTACCGCGCTCGGCGAGACCGTGCACCACATGCTCGACACGCCGTTCAACGCCGGCGTCAACGCGCTTGACGACGGAACCGAAGACTTCCTCACCTCGTTCTGCGCTGCCTACGGCGACCCGCGCAGCGAGCGGAAGCCCTACGCCCAGGTCGGCGACACGGCGATCGTCCCCGTCCACGGCACGCTCATCAACCGCTTCAACTCGTCGTGGGGCTTCGTCACCGGCTACCAGTACATCGAAGGCGCGCTGGCGACTGCGATGGACGACGCCACCGTCTCGCGCGTCGTGATGGACGTGGACAGCTACGGCGGCGAAGCCGCTGGCGCGTTCGAGCTTTCCGACACGATCCACCAGATGCGCGGCAAGAAGCCGCTCATGGCCCTGGTGAACACCGCCGCCTACTCCGCCGCCTACGCGGTGGCCTCGGCCGCGGACTCGATCGTCGCCACGCCGTCCGGCGGCGCCGGTTCGATCGGCGTCGTCACCATGCACGTCGATTACTCGAAGGCGTTGAAGGAGGCGGGAATCACCGTCACCCACATCTACGCCGGAAAGCACAAGGTTGACGGGTCGCCGTACCGCCCGTTGACAGAAGAAGTGCGGGACTCTATTCAGGCCCGCATTGACAAGACCTATGGTGTGTTCGTCCAGAACGTCGCACGCAACCGTGGTCTCGCCGAGAAGGCAGTACGCGACACCGAGGCCCGTACCTACGACGCCGGCGACGCGATGAAGTTGGGCCTGATCGACGCCGTGGCCCCGCCGAAAGAGGCGTTTGCGGCGTTCACCTCCGGGTCGTATGGCCCCCGTAAGAAGGACAAGATGCAGATGAGCACCGAGATCGAGACGCCGGCCACGCCGGAAGCCGGTGCCGCCGCTGCCGCCCCGGCCGCCGCGCCGGAAGCCGCCGCGCCGGCCGCCCCCGAAGTCGACGCCGTGGCCGCCGAGCGCGCCCGCGTGAAGTCGATCCTGTCGTGCGAAGAGGCCGATGGTCGCGCTGACCTCGCCAACCACCTCGCGTTGAACACCGACCTGGCGGTTGACGCGGCGAAGTCGATCCTCGCCGTCTCGCCGAAGGCCGACAAGAAGCCCGCCGCCAGCGGCGCCGCGTTCGCGGCTGCGATGGCGACCGGCAACCCCGAAGTCGGGCCGGACGCTGGCGAGGCGTCTGCCGGCCAGAAGGAAGATGTGGTCAAGCGCATCAACCTGAACCACTCCCTCGCCACCGGCCGCAAGCTGGCGCAGTAACACTCCCCTCCACCAGAGAGAAACAACATGACCACTCTCGCTTCGTCCAACCTCGCCGCCGGTACGTTCACGCCCGACCAGCGTTACGCCGGTGACGCCAACCTCATCTCCAACAACTTCACCCTGATCGCCGGCCAGAACCTTCCCGATCTGTCGGTGCTCGGTCGCATCACGGCCTCCGGCCTGCTGACGCTCTGCAACCCCGGCGCGTCGGACGGTTCCCAGGTTCCGGTGGCGATCCTCGTGGAAGCCACCAACGCGGTCGCCAACACCGTCACGGCGGTCTACACCGCCGGCGAGTTCAACATCGACGCGCTGAACTGGCATTCCAGCTTCAACACCGATGCTCTGCGCCTGAACGCCTTCGGCGTGAACGGCTCGATCATCATGCGCAAGCCGGGCTACTCCGGCTGATCCACTGACAACAACGACAACCCCGGAGTAGACACATGACCATCCAGCTTTACGACACCCACGAACTGATGGGTGTGATCCGCACGATCAAGCCGGTGAACACCTTCTGGCTCGATCTGTGCTTCCCCCGCGCGCAGACGTTCGACAGCGAGTTCATCGACTTCGACGTGCTCGACCGTGGCCGCCGCCTCGCGCCCTTCGTCGCCCCGACCGTGGGTGGCAAGGTCATGCGTCAGCAGGGCTACACCACCAAGCGGTTCACCCCGGCCTACATCAAGCCGAAGTTCGTAGTCGACCCGCGCCGCACGCTCAAGCGTCTCGCCGGCGAGGCGTACACCGGCACGCTGTCGCCGCAGGCCCGCCGCGACGCCATCGTCCGTGAACTGCTCCAGGAAGGCTCGGACATGATCACGCGCCGCATGGAGTGGATGGCCGCCAACGCCATCATCAACGGCACCATCACCGTCTCGTCGCCGGATTACCCGGCTGTCACCGTCGACTTCGGTCGTGCGGCCAACCAGACGATCTCGCTGACGGGCGGCAACCAGTGGGGCCAGGCCGGCATCAACCCGGTCACGCTGCTGGAGCAGTGGGCCGAGCGCGTGGCGGAGTCGTCGGGCTTCCTGCCGACCGAAGTCATCATGGGCATGGATGCGTGGCGCATCTTCGCGGCCGACACCAACGTCCGCCAGGCGCTCAACAACGACTTCCGCGGCGGCAACGCCTCGCTGGACGTGTTCGAGCCGCGTCCGCTGGCCCCGGCGAACCCGTGGGCGATGCGCGGCACCCTCGGCGCGTTCCGCATCTGGACGTACAACGACCTGTTCGACAACGACGCCGGCGTGGCCCAGCCGTTGCTCGACCCGAAGAACGTCGTGATGGTCTCGCCGGGCGGCGTCGAAGGCACCCGCGCCTACGGTGCGATCCTCGATCCGCACAACAACTACGCGGCCACCGAAGTGTTCGCGCGCAACTGGATCGAGAACGACCCGGCCGCCGAGTTCCTGATGATGCAGTCGGCTCCGCTGACGGTCGTCGCTCGCCCGAACGCCTCGCTCACCGCCCGCGTCCTGGTGTAACCCAACCGGCCCGGCGGTTCGCCGCCGGGCCACCCTCCCTGACAGAAGGAACAACCCATGTCCGACAAGACCAAGATCAAGGTGCTCAAGGGCGTTCTTGTCGTCGGCCTCGACACCATCGAGACCGGCGCCGAGTGCGTGATCGACACGAAGGAAGCGGAGGCGCTGGTCGCCGCGGAAATCGTCGAGATCGTCCCGGTCGAGAAGCCGGCCAAGGCCGAGAAGAAGGCCAAGGAAAAGGACGAGCTGTGAGCGACTGGCTCCGCCAGAAGCAAGAGGCGAAACTGGCGGTTCACCGCCAGTTCGCCATTGAGGCTACCTACACCCCTCCGGGTGTGGGCGCTTCGCCTGTGTCGGTGCAAGTGCGCCACCACACGCGAATCGCTCAGTTCGGTGATCTCGACCGCGAGGGCTTTGCCCAGGTGGTCGAGGACGTGAACCAAGTGATCTTCCAACTCTGCCAGGTTTCGCCGGAGAAGCGCAGCGTCGTCGAGTTCGAGGATGGCCGGCGCTACCGTGTCGACACGGTACAGCCGAGCCTCGACGGCGAGTACGCGCGCTGCGACGTGGCGACGCTCCCCCGGAGCGCCTAATGGCCGCTCGCGCGATCGTCAGCGTTGGCCTGGAGAACTTCGCTCCGGTCGCCCGTTCGTTCCGAAGGTCGCCGGAGAAGACGCGCGAGGCTGCGCGGATCGCCGTGAACGAGACCGCCGACAGTGCGCGTGCGCTCGGCAACGCGGCGATCCGCAAACAGACCACGCTGCCCGCGAAGTACATCACGGATCGTCTCACGGTCACGAAGCGCGCCACGCTGTCGAGCCTGTCGGCCGACGTGACCGGCCGCGGTCGCGCCACCTCGCTCGCCCGCTTCGCAACCAACCGCGGCGACGCGGGCAAGCAGCAGCTGCTCGCCCGCGTGCGGCTCAAGCCGAACAAGGGCGAGCGCGCGTTGCCGGGCAGCTTCCTCGTGCGCCTGCGCTCAGGCAAGGAAGACCTCGGCAACATCGGCCTGGCGATCCGCGTGCCGAAGGGGCTCGAAGGAAGCCTTCGCAAGCGCGGCGCCCGCGGCCTCGTGAAGTTCGGCAAGCCGACCAAGAACAGCCAGGCGTACCTGTTCTACGGCCCCAGCGTCGACCAGCTTTTCGACAAGACCCGCGACCAGATCGCCCCGGCGGTCAGTCGCCGTCTTGAACTGGAGGCCCTGCGCCAGCTTGCCCGACAAGGATTGATTGACTGATGGCTGATTCCAAGCGCCTCCACATCCTCAAGCTCATGACGGTGTTCCTCGAACAGATCACCGTCGCGAACGGCTACGACCACGATCTGACCGGGCGCGTGACCCGCGGCCTCAACGTGATCTCCGGCGATGAACCCCTGCCGTGCGTCAACATCATCGAGAACCTGAACCCCGACCGCGACCCGCTCGAAGTCGGCGAAAGCCTCCAGCAGCGCGACGATTGGATTCTGTTGGTGCAGGGCTGGGTGGAGACCGACGAGGGCGACCGCTTTCCGACCGACAAGGCGCACGCGCTCATGGCTGACGTGAAGCGCCGTTTGTCTCGTATCATCGACCCCGGATCGCCCCAAGAACGCAACCCGGACTATATGCTCGGGGACGTGATCGAAGGTTTCGTCTGCGAACCTGGTGTGGTTCGGCCCGCTGACGAAACCTCAAGTACCGCCTTCTTCTACCTGCGAGTGGTGGTGAAGTTGGTGGAGCATCTGGACGACCCGAGTCGGCTGGATTAAACAACTCGCAGTTTCTTCCTCTACCCACAGGTGACGACATGACCCAGAAACAGTACGTCCTCGGGCGCGGCGAACTCTTCTTCGACCGGATGCTCCCCAACACCCGCACGCTGACCGGCGAACGCTTCATCGGCAACGTGACGGCTTTCAACATCTCCATCGAATCGGAGACGCTGGATCACTTCGACTCGACGCAGGGCATCCGCCAGAAGGATGACTCGGTGTTGCTCCAGATCAACCGCACCGGCGCCATCACGACCGACAACATCAACTCGGACAACCTTTCGCTGTTCGTCCAGGGTTCGGTGGCGACGGTGACGCAGACGGCGACCCCGGTGGTCGACTACGCGATCAACGGCGTCCAGCGCGACCGCTGGTATCAGCTTGGTCAGACCGCGGCCAACCCGACCGGCGTTCGCGGCGTGTCGGCTGTCACCGTGACCGGCCTCGGCGGCACGCCGGTTTACACGCTGAACACCGACTACACCGTCGACCTGACGCTCGGCCGCATCTACATCCCGACCACCTCGACGATCGCGGTCAACGCGAACATCCTGGTCGACTTCACCCCGGCGGCCAACACGCGCGATCGCATCTCCTCGGCGTCGCTGGGTTCGATCGACGGTGCCCTGCGCTTCGTCGCCCGCAACCCGAAGGGGCCGGTGCGCGACATCTACATCCCGTACTGCTCGCTGACCCCCTCCGGTGAACTGAACTTCATCGGCGAGGAATGGCTGACGATGGCGTTCAACCTGGAAATCCAGAAGTTGAACGACACCACCGAAGCCATCTACCTCGACGGCCGCCCGGCCTGATGAACCGCTGGCGGTAGCTCCGCCGGCACCGACGCCCCGAAGGCCCTGAAAGCCGGAGGGGCGTCTCTTTCCAAACTCCCTGACGAGAGTAGACATGGCACTTGCAGACATCATCATCCCGACTCGCACGATCGAGTACGGGTCTTCCAGCTTCACCGTGCGCCCGCTCTGCGTGGACGACGTGATCCGGGCACTTCTCGACGCGCAGAGCGATGTTGAGCAGGCCGTCGACCTCTTCAAGTCGACCGTGACCGATCCGAAGGACGACGGCCAGGTCGCCGTCTTCCTGGCGTCGGTCATGGACAAGCTGCCCGCACTGGCGGCGCGAATCATCGCCTACGCGGCTGACGAGCCGGGAATGCACGAAACGGTTCGCCGTCTTCCGGTTCCTGTCCAGACCGACGCTTTCTACTACGTGTTCGAGATGACGTTCTCGGAGCCCGATTCACTAAAAAAGTTCGCCGAGAAGCTCACGCTGCTGATGGGCCGAATGACTCCGAAGTCGTTGACCTAAGCGGTGAAAGCGACGAAGAAACTAAGTGGAAGTGGGTTGAGGGTCTTCGTCGCGATGTGAGCTTCTTGCGGGCGCAGGGCCATCCTGCGCCCAACCGCCTTCCGATCTGTATGCTCTGGCACGAAGTCGAGATTGCTCGGGCGCGAGTCCACCAGGAGTTCGTCACCCAAGCCATCCTGTTCCAGAACGCCGCGGCCTCCATCATGGCGCCGAAGGAAGGCGGAAAGGCGTTCGGCAAACTCATCAAGAAGCTGAGTGACGATGGCAACTAACGATCGCAACATTGGTCTCCGAATCTCCGCACGCGCCGAAGGTCTCAACGACCTCCAGCGCGTGTCGGAGGTTCTCGACCGACTGGAGAAGTCGCAGCAAGATTTCGCGCGCTCTGCCGGCACCGCCGGCCGTTCGCTTCGCAACCTGGAGGGCGAACTC